AGCACAGCATGGCGACATGGAAAATAATTTTGAAATGATAGCTGAACTTTGGGAAATTTATTTGGGGGTGACAGTATATTCGGCTGACGTGGCAGCAATGATGACCCTGCTAAAAATTGCTCGCAGTAGATCAAACCCAATGCACTTAGATAATTGGATCGATTCATGTGGGTACATGGCTTGCGGAGGTGAAATTATATCACGAATTAAATCAGAGGAAGGTGATATCGATGAAGTTAAATTTCAAGGCGGCAATACATAACACTTTACCCACCCAACAGGGTGTGATCTAAGTCTACAAGTGGGTGGTTTAATCTAATAAAAATACGCTTTGCCACGGGAATGGCGGTTGTTTTGATTGGTTACGTTGCTACCAGACTGCGCCAAACGACATGCATATCAACGGCCACCCACACGATGACCCCGCCCCTCAAAAGGTGGGGTTTTTATTTATGGCATGTTTATTGGCAGTATTTATGACATGCCTAAAATCACTGTTTCCTTCAACAATACCAACACGTTAAGTATTTATGGCATTTATGGCATTTATGGCATGTACTCTAATACTATTTTACACCCCCCCTAGTACCCCCCAGTGTAGGGGTAAGGGAGGGGGTATGACAGTATGACATATATATAATAATAATAATAATAATATAATATATACTATATAAATAAGGAGTATCAGTTGAATGAATTATGGCAGATTTGGTCTATGCCATAAATATGACGTTAATGCCATTAATCGATTTACAGTTTATATATGTGCAAGGCCGTGATACCAGCAATTCAACATCACTCAGAAAGGAATACAAAATGACCAGCACCGTCTATATCGTGTCACGACCAAGAGAGAATAAGTTCGGGTGGACACCAGACCTCACAGACGCAGCCAGATACGGTAAGCTCAAGATCGTCTTCGAGCCTGAAGACAAGCCGCAGTTCAATCCAACCAAAGCTATCGACACAGCCAGAAAGGCTATGGAAGGATTCAACCCAGATGACTTCCTACTCTGGCCCGGTGGTGGTGACCCCATAGCCGTCATGGTCGCCTGCATGATTGCATCAGAAGAAAGCGAGGAAGTGAACATCCTAAGATGGGAGCGTAACTTCAATGAGGGCGAGAGAGACAGGCGCAAGGGATGGTATCTCCCAGTCAAGCTGAACATGGCCTAAAATCTTTTTTATCTAATGCACTTGCACTACACTACTTAGTGTACTAGATAGTGTAGTATAGTTATTTAGAAAGGAATACCCAATGTTAAAACCTAACGATAAAGTAATTATCACAAACAAACATTGCCAATTTTTTGGGAAAGAAGCGACAGTGGTTTCTGTTGGTGGTTTTTTTACACACCCAGATATATTCAAAGCTAAATTAAGTGACAGCAATATTTATATGTCACTTATGCCAGAAGAAGTGGTGGCAGCATGACCCTAGCCGTAACACACTGCCCAAACTGCAAAGGCCGCGTAAAACTCCAAGCCAAAGACTCAAGGCCGCACGAAGCATATGGCTTCCCAACAGTAAAGCGCAGGCGCGTCTGCCTAAAGTGCAACTTTAGAATAACAACAATCGAATTGCCCATCGAAATAGGCAATCAAGTATTCGAGGAGGAATAAGCCATGATGGTCGTTAATAACAGAAGCGCCAAACTTAATCAGTACGCACTGGAACTTAGGCGGTCAGGCAAACTTCTCCGCGAAATAGGCGAAGAGCTAGGCGTAGGTAAGGAAAGAGCAAGGTCTAGAATTGCAATGGGGGCAAGGTTTGAAAAAGTATTTGAGCTTGGAAAAAACGCCACAACAATGGGCGATCTGTTTATTTCAGCACGTCTCAAAAATGTTATCAAAAATATCCCCGCCAACCACATGACCTTTGATGAGTTCTTGGAAAATGTCAGCCAACAAAAAATGATGGACACACCAAATGCTGGCAAAATGTGCGTCAAAGAATTGGTCAATGCCCTTCGGGAAAAAGAAGTTTCGGAAGAAAAAATAAGCGCGTGGCTTAACGTGAAAATTAAAATCAATAAAAATAAAGGATGGTATCTCCCAGTCATATCAAAACCCCCAGAGGAAATATACAAAACCTGTCAGAGATATATCATAGACGAAGGCAGGATGTTTATGGGTGAGCTATGCAACGAGCCGCTACCGCAACAGCAGAAAAAATACTGCACTAAGCATAAAGGAAATCAATCATGATCATTAAATCTTGGAAGTTCAAGGGCTTCACATCAGAAATCCCAGACTGGGTAAAAGAAGAATCTAGCAAGCGACTGGGAAACCCAGACCTGTGGGTCCACACACAAAGAGGCGAAGAGCCAGCAAAGAAAGGCCAGTGGATCTCAGTTAGCCTGCGTGGCCACGTCGATATCCACGACGAAAAGCCTGACGGTGTCGCAAAAGAACTCATAGCTGGAATAGCCTTCGTAGTTCTAATAGCCGCAGTTCTTGTCATATTCCTAGCAATGTGATGAAAGATTTCAATGTAAAAATCACCGTCAGAAACAATAGATTGCTACAGGCAGTTCTCAACAAATATGAATCCGTGGCAGACTTGTCGCGCAAAATGGGTCGTAGTCAGGGGGCAGTTAACGCTCTTGTCTCTATGAAAACCAAACCCATTACCGAAAAAGGATGGACCCACCTTGCGTTCGATGTAGCCGTAATGGTTGGAAAAGAACCAGAAGAGCTTTGGCCAGAACATCTCCAAGACATCAGGCTGTTAACATCCACGTCAGAATTTACCATCGACATGGAAGGCGTGAAACAAATAATGTCGGATAACTCAACAGAGAAAATGATAGCCCACTCGCAAGTGTTGCAGCAACTTGATACTCGACTAAACGACACGCAGAAAAAAGTAATAGATATGCGCTTCAATCAAGAGATGACCCTAGAAGAAACTGGAAAAGTTTTAGGATTGAGCCGGGAGCGCGTAAGGCAGATCGAATGCAAATCTCTAAGAATAATGAGATATGATGCTAAAACTCAAGGTTACTTAAAACCACAAAGCAAAAACAATAAAAATATATGGGCTAAATTAGAAAAAACCGACGAAGGGTGCGAACTTTTTGAATAAATATTGTCATATTCCTAGCAATGTGATAGCCAAAAATCACTGCTCGATTGGGTCATGCCTGTGACCTCATCCCAAACTGGACCCACCCGGCTAGGTTTCGCACTGCAACGGTGGGTCTTTCTTTTTTTAAAGATCTGATCTACATTCCCAAAATACAGCTAACCACTGAAAAGAAAGGTCAAGGAATGGCAAAAGCCAAAAGTAAAAATCCAGTCGGAAGACCCAAGTTTGAGATTACTCCAGAGGTTCTAGAACGAACAGAAAGAGCAATGGCTCAAGGCTTAACCAAAGAACAATGCGCTGGCGTCCTTGGTATTCACACGTCAACCTTCATGCTTTATCAAGCCGAAAATTCAGAATTTTCAGAAGCTATAAAAAGAGGGCAGGCCAGTGGCATTGATCAAGTGACCAATGCTTTATTTGAAAATGCCACCGTAGAGCGAGACAATACAGCCATCATCTTCTTCCTGAAGAACCGCGCAGGATGGGTGGATAAGACAGAAACAAAAATTCACGAGGAAAAAACCATAACCCTCGACCTTACAAGGATCGGTACTCATGAACTCGCAGCAATTGAACGCGCTTTTGAGCAATCTAACGCTGGAGGAAGTCAGGGCGGAAAAGTACCGGAGATCATTGAGGGAGTTTACGAAAGCCGCATGGCCGACGATTGAACCGGGCGTTGAGTTTAAAAACAACTGGCACATCGACGCAATCAGCGATCACCTACAAGCCGTAGTCAATGGCGACATCAAACGCCTGATCATCAACGTGCCGCCCCGGCACATGAAGTCGCTGTCAGTGGCTGTTGTGCTGCCTGCTTGGACATGGGCCACGCAACCGTCAAAGAAGTTCCTTTACGCATCCTACGCAAGCTCCCTGTCGATCAGGGACAGCACCAAGTGCAGGCGATTGCTAGACAGCCCGTGGTACAAGACCCACTTCGGTGACAAGTTTAAGTTGACCGATGACCAAAACCAAAAGCAACGCTTTGAGAACGATGCAACAGGCTACCGCATAGCCACGTCAGTTGGCGGCGCTCTAACCGGGGATGGTGGCGACATCATCTGCATCGATGACCCGCACAACAGCGTCGAAGCAGACAGCGCCAAGGTGCGTGAAGGCGTCCTAGATTGGTGGGATCAGGCAATGCAGACCCGCCTCAACGATCCAAAGACAGGCGCGTTTGTCATCATCATGCAGAGACTGCATGAGCAAGACCTGACAGGACACGTCCTAGCCAACCAGCTTGGCGATGAGTGGGATCACCTGATGCTGCCAGCCAGATACGAAGTCGGACACCCAACCCCAATGCGATCATCTCTGGGCTTCACAGATCCACGCACACAAGAGGGCGAGCTTCTCTGGCCAAGCAGGGTCGATGAGCATACCCTGTCAACTCTAGAGCGTTCTCTTGGCTCCTACGCAGCCGCTGGGCAGCTACAGCAGCGCCCAAGCCCCAAGGGCGGTGGTATCCTCAAATCTAGCTGGTGGGTTCCTTGGGAAAGCGAGGACATGCCAAACAATATCGAATATGTCCTGCAATCGTGGGATACAGCCTTCGAGGCAAAGGAAAGCTCCAGCTTTAGCGCCAGAACCACTTGGGGCGTGTTTCGCCATCAGGGCGTCATGTGCGCCATCGTGCTGGAGGCGTGGTACGACAAGGTCAGCTATCCAGACCTCCGCAGGATCGCACAGGAATCATACGATCTCTGGGAGCCTGACGCAGTTCTGATTGAGAAGAAGGCGTCAGGGCAATCCCTATTGCAAGATCTCCGTATGGCTGGCGTACCCGTATTGGCATATTCACCAGATCGTGATAAGGAAGCACGCGCCCATGCTTCGAGCGCGATGTTGGAAGACGGAAGAATTTTCTACCCAAGCAGCCGCAAATGGGCTAAAGATTTAATAGATATATGTGCTGCCTTCCCAGCTCACCCGAATGATGACGTAGTGGACACATGCACACAGGCGTGGTTAAGATTGCGAAAAGGTTGGTTTGTTGGGCATAGTGAAGACCCAGAAGAAGACGAACCAGTAGAAAAACAAAGGATGACCCTTTATGGCTGAACCAGAAAATATTATCCCGTTTGCCGAAGGCGCTCCAGCCGACGAACTTATGATCGAAGAGCTTGCCGATGGCGATGTCCTGATCGGAGATCCAGAGCTGGACTACATGGATGAGCTGGATGACGCAGAGTTTGACCAAAACCTAGCCGAAGTAATCGACGAAAAAGAGCTGAACCGTAAGGCCAGCGAGCTGGTGTCGTTTTACGAGAATGACCGCGCAGCCCGTGCTGAGTGGGAAGAACGCTACAAGGATGGCCTGAAAACCCTAGACCCTGATGGTGGATTGGATGAAGGCGAAGATGAACGCGCCACACGCGGGTTGTCAGTCGTGGTACACCCGCTGATCGCTGAAGCTGCAACTCAGTTTAACGCCAAGGCAATCGCAGAGCTGTACCCGTCAGGTGGCCCAGTCAAGTCTGTCATCATTGGTAGCCCAGACGAAAAGCTGGAAGAGCAAGCTCGCCGCGTCCGCGAATATATGAACTACCAGATCACGCAGGAAATGCCCGAATACTTCCCTGATCTGGATCAGATGCTATTTCACCTTCCGCTGATCGGCCACACGTTCAAGAAGGTCTGGTGGGACGCCAACCTAGATCGCCAGTGCAGCCAGTTTGTTAAGGCCGAAGACTTTGTCGTGGCCCCAGAGAGCAAAGACCTCTACACGTCTCCACGCTACACCCACGTCATCCGTATGCCGAAGAATGACTTCAATCGCTACGTTAAAAACGGCTACTACCTTCCGACCAAGTATGGTGGCGGCGATGGACTAGATCCGTCAGGCGACACAATCGGTCAGATCGAAGGCGTTGACCAGTCCGATGACAGCGAAGATGACGTAATGACATTGCTCGAAATGCACGTCTATGACTTGTTTGACGGCATTGACGGCGAGGAAATGGATGAGGGCGATGTTGATGACAACGCAGTGGCCATCCCATATGTGATCACAATCGACTATGAAAACCAGAACGTGGTGGCCATCCGCCGCAACTGGAAGCAAGAAGATGACCGCAGGGTTCGCCGCGATTGGTTTGTGAGCTATAAGTTCCTGCCCGGTCTAGGCTTCTATGGCTTCGGTCTGTACCACATGATCGGCGGCTTGGGCAAAGCGGCGACAGGATCGCTTCGCGCCCTCCTCGACAGTGCCGCATTCGCAAACATGCAGGGTGGCTTTAAGCTGCGTGGCCGTGTTCAGGGCGGCGACATGCAAATCAGCCCCGGCGAGTTTATTGATCTCGACAGCACAGTTGATGACGTTAACAAGGCAATCATGCCGCTGCCATTCAAGGAGCCGTCAAGCTCCCTGTTCAACCTGCTTGGCTTTATGGTAGATGCGGGTCAGCGGTTTGCCAGCACGGCAGATCTCAATATCGGTGACGCAAATCCAAACGCCCCAGTCGGCACGACTGTCGCCCTGATCGAACAGGGATCGAAGGCGTTTAGCGCAATCCACAAGCGCCTGCACTACGCGCAGGGTCAAGAGTTCAAACTTCTTGCGGGACTGAACGCTGAGAATCTCCCCGATGAGTTCAGCTTTTCGCAGGCAGGAGCTGCGGAGATTATCTATCGTTCCGACTTTGATGACCGGATTGACATTGTTCCAGTGTCTGATCCTAACATCTTCTCGACAGCCCAGCGCATCGCGCAGGCTCAAGCTGTCTTGGAAATGGCGCGATCAGCTCCGCAGCTTCATGACCTATACCAAGCGTATAAGCGTATGTATGAGGCTATCCGAATACCCAACATTGATGAGATCCTAAAGAAGCCTGAAGAGGCGGTTCAGATGGATGTAATCGATGAGAACATGAGCGTTCTCTATGGCAAGCCAATCCGCGCTTTCCCAGAGCAAGATCATGAGGCGCACATTGCGGTTCACATGCAGTTCTTGCAAGATCCGTCACTGGCGGGGAACCCCGGTGCGAAGGCAATGCAGCCTGTGTTGATTGCTCACATCGCAGAGCATATCGCGCTTTTGTACCGTCAGCGCATGGAGGCAAGCATCCAGATGGAGATGCCGCCAATGCCAAACTTCAAAGACCCAGACTTCAGATTTGGTGAGGTTGACCCACAGATGGATCTTCTGATTAGCCAACGCGCAGCTCAAGTTGTGGCGGCAGCGCCTCAGATGAAGCAAATCCAAGCACTGGTAGGCATGGGCGGACAGGGACAACAACAGGGCAATCCTCTGCAATATGCACAGCAGCTCGCGCAGCTTGAGACTGAGGCCCTGAAGGCTCGTACAACGGCTCAGATCGAAGCAGATCAGGCAAAGGCAAGGTCTGGCATTGAGATCAAGCAGGCTGAAGCGCGTCAGGACATGGAGATCGACGCGGCCAAGGCGCAGCAAGACATGCAGGCTAAGATCATGAAGCTGGAGGCTGACTTGCAGCTAGAGCGTGAGAAGAATGCAGCCAAGATCCAGATGGAGATGATGAAGAATGTACCCCCCACAATATAATCTGCCTCCAATAAACCCGTCAGCTTTTGGCGGGTTGCCAAAAGAGGGTGCGCCACAGGGTGGCCCACCACAGCCGCAGGGTGGGCCGCAGGGTCAGCCCCCAATGGATATGAACAAGTACCTGATTGACAAGGTTATGGAGATCAAGCGGCGCATGGGTGGGGGTGATCCCGGTGCGCTGGGCGCGATTACAGAGGCGATGATGCAGCAACCGCAGCCAGAGCAGCCACAACCGCAGCAACCACCTATGAGGGCGTGATGAACACATTTATGGACCGCGTTAATGCGATTGTGCAGAAAAACCAAATGCCTCAAGTCGCACCAGAACCTGTCTATCCAGACGCAGGTATGGGCGCATTAGAGAATGTTGTCTCTGGCGCTCCACGTCAAACTGAGATCATGGGCCAACCGCACATGCTGGCGTACATCAATCCGCAGGAAGAGAATTTACTTCAAGAATATCGTGGTGATTCTCCTGTTTTGGCAGGTCCAGATGGTGTTCCTGCTTATGCTTGGTATGATAACTTTTTTAGCGGCAGCACTACTACCAACGACAATAGTAGCAATAATGACGGTCCAGCCCCTACTACTTTCTATAATGACTACAGCGATCCTTCCAATCCAGTGCTTGATACTATGTCTGCTGTGGAAGACAGACGAAGCGGTGATGGCTCTACCTCCTCCGATTACGCTCTCGCTAAAGATAAAAACTTTAATGATTTTGGATCTGGTTCAGCCAACGCGGCAGCGGTTAATGCCGCCGTTGCTGAAGCTATTGAATACACGCCTACAACTGTAAGCACCCCAACCTATACGTATCCAACGCCAACACCACAAGTTACTGTTTCTGCACCAGTTGCTGATATTAAATCTCCATTTGTAGATTCTAACATATTATCTGGCAGCTCTCAGGGCGTGATTCCTACATACATAAACGACAACGCTGGAGCTTTGCCGCCCCCTAGCACAGATCGAACTGCCGCCACAGTATTGGCAAAAGTTCAGACGCAATTGAACAAAGCGATATCCCAATCTCAGTCTAGAGTTGGCAGCTTAGATGTTAACAATTACTGGAACGATGAAATATCTGAATTGTCCGCAGCCCGTGATAGGATTAGAGATACTGGCGAATTTACTATTAGCGATGGATTGGCGGAAACAAAGTCAGAATTGACCCTAGACGAAAGCAAGGGATCTCTTAACTTCTTGCCTGAAGTTGAAAACACTGCCAGAGAAACTTTGGCTAATTTGCTTACTGCCGGTGACAACGCAGAATATGTCAATGGACAATTGGTTGCTGCGAGCGGACCAGACAAGGGAAAATCTCTTGAAGGTGGTGGCATCGTTAAAAATATACTGGGTGTCGAAAATTATGTCTACGGCGTTTCTGATGACTTCACCAACAACACCCCAGTTGACACGACTGGTATGACGCAAGCGCAAGCAACTGCGGCAATAGCCAATCAGCAAATGCTGCAAGATATACCTCCTAGTAACTTGGCATATTTTGGGTCATTCTTGGCGGAGCAAGTCGTTCCAATAATTGGTGGCTACCTTGGGTCAAAGATGCTTCAGACTGGAATCGAAGGAAGACGGGCCATTGTTGATGAGCAAACCGCTGCTTTAGAGGCTGGGGCAACGCCCATTTACAATGACGCGAAAGAATATGTTGGGTATGACAGATCTACTATGAAGGGTAATCTTGCTGCTATTTTTGATGATCCAATGTCGTTCATGCCTCCCTCTTCTGAGGGAACAGATTTTACCATAACGCAAGAAGACATTGATGAAATTGCAAGACTTAACCAAGAATATGGCGGTGCCAACAGCACGTCTATTGGATCACTTGTGGACCTTGCCGCAGGTAACAGTGGCGATGCAACGGACGGCACTTCACTTGAGGTGGGAGATGTTCTAAACACAGGTGACTTTGTAAATGAAGACTACAAAGCCGATGCTAACAACGATGGCACTGATGATTATAATCGGTTCCAAACAGTATACGGAGCGCAATCCACCGCTGCGGATATTGACCCAACTGGTATGAGTACAGAAGATGGATTCATCAAAACAGGGTCAGGTTTTGGCGCTCTTGATGGAACAGAATACTACATCCAAGGAGATGGGACTGTCCAAGAGGTTACAGGCGACACAATAGTGTACGACGATGCAAAAAGCGGAGACACTGTTGAGGATGTTTACGGCATAACCGACGATGACACTACAACAACAGATGGAGATGGTGGAGATGACGATGTCGTTAACACACTCGAAGGAACAAATGTGGTTCCAGCCGCAGAAATATGGAAGCGTTACTACAA